ATATTCGCCCTGACTTTCCAGAACCATACGGACTGCCCGTTGACGGACTTCAGGGGAAAAACGAGTATTTTTAGTCATCCTGTTTACCTCTTTCTCAGGAAGTTTAGTCTCCAGGATTCCCGGGGCGGTTCAGTTGTTATGTTCGCCATATCTATGTGAAAACAGAAGGTAATGCAGAAGCTGGTTTTCTTGACCTGGAGAAAAGTCGTCGCCGCTTGCGTCGCGATAAAGCGATTAATCATGACTTCCGCCAGCTGGAAAAATATCTGGAGCCAATCCCCAAAGCGGACTGGGAGCAGGTGAAAGCGTATTACTACGCCATGTAATCGTTGTAGGCCAGATAAGACGCATAAGCGTTGTATCTGGCACTACAACCAATTCACATCTCGATTTCAATATCGCCTTTTGCCCGGCAACAACAGGGCAAAATTTCCCCCGGCTGAATAAAGGCTAACGGTTCGGCAATCCAGTCAACCTGACCTGCAACCAGACGGGTGCGACAGGAGCCGCAGTAACCTTCGCGACACTGATACTCAACCGCCACATTGTGGGATTCCAGCGCCGCCAGAAGGGAAGGGTGTTCATCCTGGCACAGCAGTTGTGTGCCAGTGATGCGCAGGGTAACGCGGGCCATCAGAGTTGGAAGTTACTCAAATCGTCGGTGTCCACTTCCGCGTCAATCTGCCCGACCAGATAAGAACTGACTTCCACTTCCTGCGGAGCAACCTGCACGTTATCAGACACCAGCCAGGTGTTGATCCATGGGATCGGGTTGGAGCGCGTCTGGAACGGCAGATCCAAACCGACTGCCTGCATACGGATATTGGTGATGTATTCAACGTACTGGCAGAGAATGTCTTTATTCAGACCAATCATCGAACCGTCGCGGAACAGATAATCCGCCCAGTCTTTCTCCTGTTGAGCTGCCTGAACAAACAGGTCATAGCACTCCTGCTTACACTCTTCGGCAATTTCCGCCATCTCAGGATCGTCCGCGCCGCTGCGCAGCAGATTCAGCATATGCTGGGTGCCGGTCAGGTGCAGGGCTTCGTCGCGGGCAATCAGGCGAATAATTTTGGCGTTGCCTTCCATCAATTCGCGTTCTGCAAATGCGAAGGAACAAGCAAAGCTGACGTAGAAACGAATCGCTTCCAGCGCGTTAACGCTCATCAGGCAGAGATACAGTTTTTTCTTCAGCTCGCGCAGGCTAACGGTCACAGTTTTACCGTTAACGGTGTGGGTGCCTTCGCCCAGCAGATGCCAGTAGCTGGTCATTTCGATCAGCTCATCGTAATAGCTGGAGATCCCTTCCGCACGTTTCTGGATCTGCTCGTTGGTGACGATATCGTCAAACACAACAGACGGATCGTTAACGATATTACGAATGATATGAGTATAGGAACGGGAATGAATCGTTTCTGAGAACGCCCAGGTTTCGACCCAGGTCTCCAGTTCCGGGATCGAGATCAGCGGCAGCAGTGCCACGTTCGGGCTACGGCCCTGAATGGAATCCAGCAGCGTCTGATATTTCAGGTTGCTGATAAAGATGTGTTTTTCGTGTTCAGGCAGTGCCTGGTAATCGATACGGTCGCGAGAAACGTCAACTTCTTCCGGACGCCAGAAGAAAGAGAGCTGCTTTTCGATCAGCTTTTCGAAGATGTCATATTTTTGCTGATCGTAGCGAGCCACGTTGACCGGCTGACCAAAGAACATCGGTTCTTTGAGCTGATCATTTTTCGTCTGTGAAAAGGTGGTATATGCCATGAGTGTGTCCTGTGGTTTTATTACCCCTCACCCTAACCCTCTCCCGCAAGGGGAGAGGGGACGGTTTGGTGCAAAGGCTGGGGGATTATCAGATCTTACATGCGCCGCTTTCGCAGCCATCGTCCTGGATTGACGGTACCAGATCGTCCTGCGCGTCTTCAGCGCCGTCACGGGTGTTCTGATAATACAGCGTTTTGACCCCGAATTTGTAGGCGGTGAGCAGGTCTTTCAGCAACTGCTGCATCGGCACTTTTCCTGACGGGAAACGTGACGGATCGTAGTTGGTGTTAGCAGAGATCGACTGATCGATAAATTTCTGCATGATACCTACCAGTTGCAGGTAGCCATCGTTACCCGGCATTTCCCACAGCAGCTCATAGGCGTCGTGCAGGTGCTCGTAGTCCGGCACCACCTGGCGCAAAATACCGTCTTTCGACGCTTTGATGCTGACGTAACCGCGCGGCGGTTCAATACCGTTAGTGGCGTTAGAGATCTGTGAAGAAGTCTCTGACGGCATCAGGGCAGAAAGCGTGGAGTTACGCAGGCCGTGCGTTTTGATTGATTCACGCAATGCTTCCCAGTCGTAATGCAGCGGCTCATTAGCGATGGTATCCAGATCTTTCTTATAGGTATCGATCGGCAGGATCCCTTTCGCGTAAGTGGTTTCGTTAAACCACGGGCACGCGCCTTGCTCTTTTGCCAGCTCGTTAGACGCTTTCAGCAGGTAATACTGAATCGCTTCGAAGGTTTTATGCGTCAGGTTGTTGGCGCTGCCGTCGGAGTAACGCACACCGTGCTTCGCCAGGTAGTAAGCGAAGTTGATCACACCAATACCCAGCGTACGACGACCCATCGCTCCACGTTTGGCGGCCGGGATCGGGTAATCCTGATAATCCAGCAGCGCGTCAAGTGCACGAACCGCCAGAATTGCCAGCTCTTCCAGTTCATCCAGGCTATTAATTGCGCCCAGGTTGAAAGCAGACAGCGTACACAGCGCGATTTCACCGTTCTCGTCGTTGACGTCGTTCAGCGGTTTGGTCGGCAGGGCTATCTCCAGGCACAGGTTAGACTGACGCACTGGCGCGATGGCCGGATCAAACGGGCTATGGGTATTGCAGTGGTCAACGTTCTGAATATAGATACGACCGGTAGACGCACGTTCCTGCATCATCAGCGAGAACAGCTCAACGGCTTTCACACGCTGCTTGCGGATGCTGTCGTCTTTCTCATATTTGGTATACAGGCGTTCAAACTCTTCCTGATCGGCGAAGAATGCGTCGTACAGCCCCGGTACGTCGGACGGGCTGAACAGGGTGATATCTTCACCTTTCAGCAGGCGGGTATACATCAGTTTGTTGATCTGTACCCCGTAGTCCATATGGCGCACGCGGTTGCCTTCCACACCACGGTTGTTTTTCAACACCAGCAGGCTTTCCACTTCCAGATGCCACATCGGGTAGAACAGCGTTGCCGCACCGCCGCGCACGCCGCCCTGAGAGCAGGATTTCACCGCTGTCTGGAAATGTTTGTAGAACGGAATACAGCCGGTATGGAACGCTTCACCACCGCGAATCGGGCTACCCAGTGCACGAATACGCCCGGCGTTGATGCCGATCCCGGCACGCTGGGAAACGTATTTCACAATCGCGCTGGAGGTAGCGTTGATGGAATCCAGACTGTCACCGCACTCGATCAGTACGCAGGAGCTGAACTGACGAGTCGGGGTACGCACGCCGGACATGATTGGCGTCGGCAGCGAAATTTTAAATGTGGAAACCGCGTCGTAAAAACGCTTCACATATTGCAGGCGCGTTTCACGCGGGTAGTTCGAGAACAGGCACGCGGCAACCAGAATATAAAGGAACTGGGCGCTTTCGTAGATTTCGCCGGTCACGCGGTTCTGTACCAGATATTTGCCTTCCAGCTGCTTAACGGCAGCATAAGAGAAGGTCATATCACGGTCGTGATCGATAAACGTGTCCATCTGCTTGAACTCTTCTTCCGTGTAGTCTTCCAGCAGATGATTATCGTATTTGCCCATCTCGACCATTTTCACCACGTGGTCGTACAGCGCAGGCGGCTCAAACTGGCCGTAGGCTTTTTTACGCAGGTGGAAGATCGCCAGGCGCGCGGCGAGATACTGATAATCCGGCGCATCACGGGAGATCAGGTCTGCGGCCGCCTTGATAATGGTTTCGTGGATGTCAGAGGTCTTGATACCGTCATAAAACTGAATGTGGGAGCGCAGCTCGACCTGGGAAATCGAAACGTTATGCAGTCCTTCTGCCGCCCAATCCAGAACGCGATGGATTTTGTCGAGATTGATGCGCTCTGTGCTACCGTCGCGCTTTGTCACCAGCAGATTCTGATTCATGTATGTCGTACCTGTTTTTGGAATTCTTTCCGCAATAGTTTCATGCAGACTACCTGTAGTACGGGAAGCTGCTTAGAACACTATATATAGGGGGTATGTTTGGGATTCACTGCAAGATAGTGTGAAAATGGCCCTCTTGCAAGTGCATAACTTTGTGGATAACTCAGGAAGGAAAAAGTGGCTTTCGCGCACCTTAGGTCAGACAAGGTGTCCGGGAAAGTCAATGGGAAGAGAAAAATTTGTTAAAAATAACTGTTCGGCGATTTCTTGAACGGCAGAATAGGTTGGATAAATTGATATAGATGGTTTATTAATCTTTTTGCTAATGATTGCAAAAATTGATCTAAGCACGAGTCATCACATAATCTGATGTATCAGTTGTGGTCAATATATAAGCGAATGTAAGCGATTGTTGATGTCGAAATGGTTGTTTTCTATTCGGTTATTGTTAAATGCGAAGCCATTTTGTTAATTTACCTTATATTATAAGAAAATTATTCATTACTTTAATTTAGTTTAAATATAACTGGTATCCCTTAAGGTTATTAACTTGAATTATGACGCACTGATACTATTCATCAAATAATAACAAAATAGCCATTGCATCGGGTTGGACAATTTACAAAAGAAAGATAACCCATATTGTATAATGCGTTTAAATATGCCGTCTTATATAAAATGATGGTTAGATGAATATGCGGATTATCTTTCTACGCAAGGAGTATTTATCTCTACTCCCGTCAATGATTGCATCTCTTTTCTCTGCTAACGGTTTCGCGGCGGCCATTGATTTATGCCAGGGATATGATATCAAAGCGAGTTGTCACGCCAGCAGGCAAAGCCTTTCAGGCATTACGCAGGACTGGAGTGTCGCCGATGGGCAATGGCTGGTTTTTTCGGATATGACCAATAACGCCAGCGGAGGAGCCGTATTTTTGCAACAAGGAGCGGAATTTTCACTATTACCAGAAAATGAAACTGGAATGACTCTGTTTGCCAATAACACCGTTACAGGAGAATATAATAACGGCGGGGCCATATTTGCTAAAGAAAACTCAACGCTGAATCTTACTGATGTTATTTTTTCTGGTAACGTCGCAGGCGGCTATGGTGGCGCAATCTATTCTTCTGGTACTAATGATACTGGTGTCGTCGATTTACGTGTCACTAACGCCATGTTTCGCAATAACATCGCTAATGATGGCAAAGGTGGCGCAATTTATACCATTAATAATGACGTTTATTTAAGTGATGTTATTTTTGATAACAACCAGGCATATACATCAACAAGTTACAGTGATGGCGATGGCGGGGCAATCGATGTTACCGATAATAATAGCGACAGCAAGCATCCTTCAGGTTATACGATAATAAATAACACCGCCTTTACAAATAACACTGCCGAAGGTTATGGCGGGGCGATATATACCAATAGCGCGACGGCTCCCTATCTTATTGATATTTCTGTTGATGACAGCTACAGCCAGAACGGCGGCGTGTTAGTGGATGAGAACAACAGCGCAGCAGGCTATGGAGATGGTCCTTCCACTGCGGCGGGTGGCTTTATGTATCTCGGCTTAAGTGAAGTTACCTTTGATATTGCCGACGGAAAAACGCTGGTTATTGGCAATACAGAGAATGACGGAGCTGTTGACTCTATTGCTGGTACCGGGTTGATCACCAAAACAGGTTCCGGCGATCTGGTACTTAATGCAGATAACAATGACTTTACTGGTGAGATGCAGATTGAAAACGGTGAAGTTACCCTGGGTCGCAGCAACTCCCTGATGAATGTCGGCGATACGCATTGCCAGGACGATCCGCAAGACTGCTACGGTCTGACGATAGGGAGTATTGATAAGTACCAGAATCAGGCAGAGCTAAACGTTGGCTCCACCCAACAAACCTTTGTGCACTCATTGACGGGCTTTCAGAATGGCACTTTAAATATCGATGCTGGTGGCAATGTTACTGTTAATCAAGGCAGTTTTGCTGGCACCATCGAAGGTGCTGGTCAGCTCACCATTGCGCAAAACGGCAGCTACGTGCTGTCGGGGGCGCAGTCGATGGCGCTAACCGGCGATATAGTCGTTGATGATGGTGCGGTGCTTTCGCTGGAAGGCGACGCGGCAGATCTTACCGCTCTCCAGGACGATCCGCAGTCGATCGTGTTAAACGGCGGTGTGCTCGATCTCTCTGATTTCTCCACCTGGCAGAGTGGCACATCATACAACGATGGCCTTGAAGTCAGCGGCAGCAGCGGAACGGTTATCGGCAGTCAGGATGTGGTAGATCTTGCAGGTGGAAACGATATGCATATCGGCGGTGACGGGAAAGATGGCGTCTACGTGGTGGTCGATGCGGGCGACGGGCAGGTAAGTCTGGCAAACAATAATAGTTATTTGGGCACAACACAAATCGCCTCCGGTATGCTGGAGGTGAGCGACAACTCACAGCTTGGAGATACCCACTATAACCGCCAGGTTATCTTTACCGATAAGCAACAAGAAAGCGTGATGGAGATTACTGCCAATGTCGATACTCGCTCTACGACGACTGAGCATGGGCGTGATATTGAAATGCGCGCCGACGGTGAAGTGGCAGTTGATGCGGGGGTAGACACGCAGTGGGGCGCACTGATGGCTGACAGCAGCGGGCAGCATCAGGATGAGGGTAGCACATTGACTAAAACGGGGGCGGGTACGCTGGAGCTGACCGCCAGCGGTACAACGCAGTCGGCGGTACGTGTCGAAGAAGGCACCCTGAAAGGCGATGTCGCGGATATCCTTCCTTATGCTTCGTCACTGTGGGTCGGTGATGGGGCGACGTTCGTTACTGGCGCGGATCAGGATATTCAATCTATTGATGCTACTTCCAGCGGCACTATCGACATCAGCGATGGTACGGTTTTGCGCCTGACCGGGCAGGATACTTCTGTCGCCCTTAATGCCTCACTGTTTAACGGCGATGGGACGCTGGTGAATGCCACCGATGGCGTGACGTTGACAGGTGAGCTTAATACCAACCTTGAAACTGACAGCCTGACCTATCTTTCCGACGTGACGGTTAATGGCAATCTGACCAATACGTCCGGTGCGGTTAGCCTGCAAAATGGCGTCGCTGGCGATACGCTGACGGTAAACGGTGATTATACCGGCGGCGGTACGCTACTGCTCGATAGCGAATTAAACGGCGATGACTCGGTAAGCGATCAATTGGTGTTGAACGGTAATACTGCTGGCAACACAACTGTGGTGGTTAACTCCATTACAGGGATTGGTGAGCCGACATCGACAGGCATTAAAGTGGTTGATTTCGCAGCCGATCCCACGCAGTTTCAAAACAATGCGAAGTTCAGTCTGGCAGGCAGCGGCTACGTCAATATGGGAGCATATGACTACACGCTGGTGGAAGATAACAACGACTGGTATCTGCGATCGCAAGAAGTAACGCCACCATTGCCACCTGATCCAGACCCTGACCCAACACCCGATCCTGACCCAACACCCGATCCAATCCCCGCTTACCAGCCGGTGCTGAATGCCAAAGTTGGCGGTTATCTCAATAATCTGCGGGCGGCAAATCAGGCGTTTATGATGGAGCGACGCGATCATGCAGGTGGCAATGGTCAGACGCTGAATTTACGTGTTATCGGCGGACGTTATCATTACACGGCGGCAGGGCAACTGGCTCAGCATGAAGACACTTCTACGGTGCAGCTTAGCGGTGACCTGTTTAGCGGGCGCTGGGGCGATGATGGCGAGTGGATGCTTGGGGCGGTTGGTGGCTACAGTGATAATCAGGGCGAGAGCCGCTCGAATATGACCGGAACTCGCGCCGATAACCAGAACCACGGTTATGCCGTTGGGCTGACCTCAAGCTGGTATCAGCACGGTAATCAGAAGCAGGGGGCCTGGCTGGATAGCTGGCTGCAATACGCGTGGTTTAACAATGATGTTTCCGAACAAGACGATGGCACAGATCATTACCACTCGTCGGGGATTATCGCCTCGCTGGAAGCCGGGTATCAGTGGTTACCGGGGCGTGGTGTGGTGATTGAACCGCAGGCGCAGGTGATTTATCAGGGCGTGCAGCAGGATGATTTTACCGCCGCTAACCATGCGCGCGTGTCACAATCGCAGGGGGATGATATTCAGACGCGGCTGGGTTTACACAGCGAATGGCGTACCGCGGTTGGTGTCACACCAACATTAGATCTGAATTATTATCACGATCCCCATGCGACGGAAATTGAAGAAGATGGCAGCACTATCAGTGACGATGCGGTGAAGCGACGGGGTGAAATAAAAGTGGGAGTCACGGGCAATATCAGTCAGCGAGTGTCCCTGCGCGGCAGCGTGGCGTGGCAGAAAGGGAGTGATGATTTTGCCCAGACGGCAGGGTTTTTGTCGATGACGGTGAAATGGTAATCACTGTCTAGTCGGCACGGTTGCCGGATGCGGCGTAAACGCCTTATCCGGCCTACGGGGAGCATTTGTAGATCCTGATAAGACGCGGCAAGCGTCGCATCAGGCATTGGCTCGGCCAAACAACAACCTCACTTATTCTGCGTGTGCAGCATATAGTTCACATCCACGCCGGGGCCGAGTTTAAAAGTATTAGTGAGCGGGTTGTAATGTAGCCCGGTTATATGTCGCTCTTTAAGGCTTGTCTGATCTACCCAGCCAAGCAGTTCTGCCGGTTTAATAAACTTCTTCACATCATGCGTGCCTTTGGGCACCATGCGCAAAATATATTCCGCGCCAACCACCGCCATCAGCCATGACTTGCCGTTGCGGTTAAGCGTCGAGAAAAAGACATCGCCGCCTGGTTTCACCAGTTGCGCACAGGCTCTGACCACTGACTGCGGATCGGGGACGTGCTCCAGCATCTCCATGCAGGTCACCACATCATACTGCCTGGCATGTTTTGCCGCGTGCTCTTCCACGGTTTCCTGCACATAATCCACCTGAATGCCGCTTTCCAGCGCGTGCAGTTTTGCCACCTGCAATGGCTCAAAGCCCATATCCAGACCGGTCACCGTCGCGCCTTCGCGCGCCATACTCTCGGCCAGAATGCCGCCGCCACAACCGACATCGAGCACCTTTTTGCCAAATAAACCGCCAGCACGCTCGGCAATATAGCCCAGACGCAGCGGGTTAATGCGGTGCAACGGTTTGAACTCACCTTCAAGATCCCACCAGCGGGAGGCGACGGCTTCAAATTTAGCGATCTCTTCGTGGTCTACGTTATGGTTTTCCGGCGATTTTTCGGCATTCATTGGCACTTCTACTCCGTAATTGGCAAGACAAACGAGTATATCAGGCATTGGATGTGAATAAAGCGTATAGGTTTACCTCAAACTGCGCGGCTGTGTTATAATTTGCGACCTTTGAATCCGGGATACAGTAGAGGGATAGCGGTTAGATGAGCGACCTTGCGAGAGAAATTACACCGGTCAACATTGAGGAAGAGCTGAAGAGCTCCTATCTGGATTATGCGATGTCGGTCATTGTTGGCCGTGCGCTGCCAGATGTCCGAGATGGCCTGAAGCCGGTACACCGTCGCGTACTTTACGCCATGAACGTACTAGGCAATGACTGGAACAAAGCCTATAAAAAATCTGCCCGTGTCGTTGGTGACGTAATCGGTAAATACCATCCCCATGGTGACTCGGCGGTTTATGACACGATCGTCCGTATGGCGCAGCCATTCTCGCTGCGTTACATGCTGGTAGACGGTCAGGGTAACTTCGGTTCCATCGACGGCGACTCTGCGGCGGCAATGCGTTATACGGAAATCCGTCTGGCGAAAATTGCCCATGAACTGATGGCCGATCTCGAAAAAGAGACGGTCGATTTCGTTGATAACTATGACGGCACGGAAAAAATTCCCGACGTCATGCCAACCAAAATTCCTAACCTGCTGGTGAACGGTTCTTCCGGTATCGCCGTAGGTATGGCAACCAACATCCCGCCGCACAACCTGACGGAAGTCATCAACGGTTGTCTGGCGTATATCGATGATGAAGACATCAGCATTGAAGGGCTGATGGAACACATCCCGGGGCCGGACTTCCCGACGGCGGCAATCATTAACGGTCGTCGCGGTATTGAAGAAGCTTACCGTACCGGTCGCGGCAAGGTGTATATCCGCGCTCGCGCAGAAGTGGAAGTTGACGCCAAAACCGGTCGTGAAACCATTATCGTCCACGAAATTCCGTATCAGGTAAACAAAGCGCGCCTGATCGAGAAGATTGCGGAACTGGTAAAAGAAAAACGCGTGGAAGGCATCAGCGCGCTGCGTGACGAGTCTGACAAAGACGGTATGCGCATCGTGATTGAAGTGAAACGCGATGCGGTCGGTGAAGTTGTGCTCAACAACCTCTACTCCCAGACCCAGTTGCAGGTTTCTTTCGGTATCAACATGGTGGCATTGCACCATGGTCAGCCGAAGATCATGAACCTGAAAGACATCATCGCGGCGTTTGTTCGTCACCGCCGTGAAGTGGTGACCCGTCGTACTATTTTCGAACTGCGTAAAGCTCGCGATCGTGCTCATATCCTTGAAGCATTAGCCGTGGCGCTGGCGAACATCGACCCGATCATCGAACTGATCCGTCATGCGCCGACGCCTGCAGAAGCGAAAACTGCGCTGGTTGCTAATCCGTGGCAGCTGGGCAACGTTGCCGCGATGCTCGAACGTGCTGGCGACGACGCTGCGCGTCCGGAATGGCTGGAGCCAGAGTTCGGCGTGCGTGATGGTCTGTACTACCTGACCGAACAGCAAGCTCAGGCGATTCTGGATCTGCGTTTGCAGAAACTGACCGGCCTTGAGCACGAAAAACTGCTCGACGAATACAAAGAGCTGCTGGATCAGATCGCGGAACTGTTGCGTATTCTTGGTAGCGCCGATCGTTTGATGGAAGTGATCCGTGAAGAGCTGGAGCTGGTTCGTGAACAGTTCGGTGACAAACGTCGTACTGAAATCACCGCCAACAGCGCAGACATCAACCTGGAAGATCTGATCACTCAGGAAGATGTGGTAGTGACGCTCTCTCACCAGGGCTACGTTAAGTATCAGCCGCTTTCTGAATACGAAGCGCAGCGTCGTGGCGGGAAAGGTAAATCTGCCGCACGTATTAAAGAAGAAGACTTTATCGACCGACTGCTGGTGGCGAACACTCACGACCATATTCTGTGCTTCTCCAGCCGTGGTCGCGTCTATTCGATGAAAGTTTATCAGTTGCCGGAAGCCACTCGTGGCGCGCGCGGTCGTCCGATCGTCAACCTGCTGCCGCTGGAGCAGGACGAACGTATCACTGCGATCCTGCCAGTGACCGAGTTTGAAGAAGGCGTGAAAGTCTTCATGGCGACCGCTAACGGTACCGTGAAGAAAACTGTCCTCACCGAGTTCAACCGTCTGCGTACCGCCGGTAAAGTGGCGATCAAACTGGTTGACGGCGATGAGCTGATCGGCGTTGACCTGACCAGCGGCGAAGACGAAGTAATGCTGTTCTCCGCTGAAGGTAAAGTGGTGCGCTTTAAAGAGTCTTCTGTCCGTGCGATGGGCTGCAACACCACCGGTGTTCGCGGTATTCGCTTAGGTGAAGGCGATAAAGTCGTCTCTCTGATCGTGCCTCGTGGCGATGGCGCAATCCTCACCGCAACGCAAAACGGTTACGGTAAACGTACCGCAGTGGCGGAATACCCAACCAAGTCGCGTGCGACGAAAGGGGTTATCTCCATTAAGGTTACTGAACGTAATGGTTTAGTGGTTAGCGCGGTACAGGTAGATGACTGCGACCAGATCATGATGATCACCGATGCCGGTACGCTGGTACGTACTCGCGTTTCGGAAATCAGCATCGTAGGCCGTAACACCCAGGGCGTGATCCTCATCCGTACTGCGGAAGATGAAAACGTAGTGGGTCTGCAACGTGTTGCTGAACCGGTTGACGAGGAAGATCTGGATACCATCGATGGCAGTGCCGCGGAAGGGGACGATGAAATCGCTCCGGAAGTGGACGTTGACGACGAGCCAGAAGAAGAATAATTTTACTTCTTCATGCCAAAAGGGAGCTATCTCCCTTGTTTGAATTGAAAAGTCCAGGCTGCAAAGTCTGGGCTTTTGTCGTATTAGGGCACGGTAAAGTTTGGCTGTGCCCGTAAAAAATGGCTGGCTATACACAAGGAATGTGGCAATGAGTGGTGAAAAAAAGGCGAAAGGCTGGCGGTTCTATGGTCTTGTAGGTTTTGGCGCAATAGCACTGCTTTCCGCTGGCGTCTGGGCGTTGCAATATGCTGGCAGTGGGCCAGAAAAAACGTTGTCGCCGCTGGTGGTGCACAACAATCTGCAAATCGATCTCAATGAGCCGGACCTCTTTCTCGACAGCGACTCTCTGAGCCAGCTTCCCAAAGATCTCCTCACCATTCCGTTTCTCCACGATGTTCTGAGCGAAGATTTCGTTTTCTATTATCAGAATCATGCCGATCGTCTGGGCATTGAAGGCAGCATTCGTCGTATTGTCTATGAACACGATCTCACGCTGAAAGATAAGCTCTTTTCGTCACTCTTAGATCAGCCCGCGCAGGCAGCGCTGTGGCACGATAAACAAGGCCATCTTTCACATTATATGGTGCTGATCCAGCGCAGTGGTTTAAGCAAACTGCTGGAGCCATTGTTGTTTGCCGCTACCAGCGACAGCCAGTTAAGCAAAACGGAAATCAGTAGCATCAAGATAAATAGTGAAACTGTTCCTGTTTATCAGTTGCGCTATAACGGCAATAACGCCCTGATGTTCGCGACTTATCAGGACAAGATGCTGGTGTTTTCCAGCACGGATATGTTGTTTAAAGATGATCAGCAGGATACCGAAGCCACGGCGATCGCAGGTGATTTGTTGAGCGGCAAAAAACGCTGGCAAGCAAGCTTTGGCCTGGAAGAGCGTGCTGCTGAAAAAACGCCAGTACGCCAGCGCATCGTGGTCAGCGCCAGGTTGCTGGGTTTTGGCTACCAGCGGTTAATGCCTTCTTTTGCTGGCGTACGCTTCGAAATGGGTAACGACGGCTGGCACAGTTTTGTGGCGTTAAATGATGAATCCGCCAGCGTAAATACCAGTTTCGATTTTACGCCGGTCTGGAACAGTATGCCTGCCGGGGCCAGCTTCTGTGTGGTGGTGCCGTATTCACACGGTATTGCCGAAGAGATGCTTTCGCACATCAGTCAGGAAAACGACAAGTTGAATGGGGCGTTAGACGGTGCCGCGGGGCTGTGCTGGTATGCAGACTCAAAATTGCAAACCCCGCTGTTTGTCGGTCAGTTTGATGGCACTGCCGAACAGGCGCAATTGCCAGGGAAACTGTTTACGCAAAATATTGGTGCGCACGAAAGCAAAGCGCCAGAAGGTGTTTTGCCGATAAGCCAGACTCAGCAGGGCGAAGCGCAAATCTGGCGTCGCGAAGTGAGTTCCCGATACGGTCAGTATCCGAAAGCGCAGGCGGCGCAACCCGATCAATTAATGTCGGATTATTTTTTCCGCGTGTCGCTGGCGATGCAAAACAAAACGCTGCTTTTCTCCCTCGATGACACGCTGGTTAATAACGCCCTGCAAACACTGAATAAAAACCGCCCGGCAATGGTGGATGTAATACCCACTGATGGCATCGTTCCGCTCTATATCAATCCACAAGGCGTGGCGAAACTGCTGCGTAACGAAACGTTGACCAGTCTGCCGAAGAATCTCGAACCGGTTTTTTATAACGCCGCACAAACTTTATTAATGCCGAAGCTGGACGCTTTATCTCAACAACCGCGTTATGTCATGAAGCTGGCCCAGATGGAACCCGGTGCCGCCTGGCAGTGGCTACCCATAACCTGGCAGCCGCTATGAGGCACGGGCTGCTGGCGCTGATTTGCTGGCTGTGTTGTGTTGTTGCCCATAGCGAAATGCTGAATGTCGAACAATCCGGGCTGTTTCGCGCCTGGTTTGTACGCATTGCACAAGAACAGCTCCGCCAGGGGCCAAGTCCACGCTGGTATCAGCAGGATTGTGCGGGCCTGGTGCGATTTGCGGCGAACGAGACGCTGAAAGTTCACGATAGTAAATGGCTAAAAAGTAACGGTTTCTCTAGCCAGTATTTGCCGCCAGAGATGACGCTAACACCTGGACAGCGTCAACTGGCGCAAAACTGGAATCAGGGGAACGGGAAAACCGGCCCCTACGTGACCGCGATTAATTTGATTCAGTACAACAGCCAGTTTATTGGCCAGGACATAAACCAGGCGCTGCCTGGCGATATGATTTTTTTCGATCAGGGCGATGCCCAGCACTTAATGGTCTGGATGGGGCGTTACGTCATCTACCACACCGGAAGCGCCACGAAAACTGACAACGGAATGCGCGCAGTCAGTCTGCAACAACTTATGACATGGAAGTTGTATATTAAAAATTTCATTAATTATCAATATGTTAATGTGCGCTGGTCATTATTAATCAAAATAAAACCATTATGATATTTCAATTTTGTCCCACTCCCGCCCGCGACTGTCCCTGTAACGCGCCGCCATTGAATCTGATTTATGCCCGAGAAGACGTTGAGCAAACTTATCGCCAATCTGATTCCGGTATAGCCTCGCCGACAGGCTGCGCAGTTCATGGAATGTTGGCGGGTCTCCATCAAATGAGAGTCCAGATGCATTTCTCGCCTTTGTAAAATACTTAGATACTGTTTTCGGGGAAAGCGGTTCGTGATGCGTTGATGCAATTATTGTTTCACTGCCGCTGGCCTCCCTGCATTTCTGTAGTGTATCAGCCAATGAGATATTGAGCGCGTCAATCGTTAGCGTCAGCGGAATGGCGAGCTTAGCCCCTGTTTTACCCTGCTCAATGTGAAGATGGTTGTCGTTTATGTCTGACCATTTCATTCTGCATAAATCGCCTACTCTCTGCCCTGTAACGACAGCCAAATCCATTGCCAGCCTCAGCCAGATTGGGAGCGGTTCGGCTGCATGGTAAATCGCGACATATTCATTAGCTGTCAGTCTTGAACGCCTTACTTCTGATTTTGCTGTGCGGGTTGCTGTTACCGGATTCGTAGCCACATGCCCCTCGGCTATTGCCTCACGAAAAACGTCAACAAGGGTTGACCTGATTAATTTTGCGGAAGCCGCTTTACCTTCTGCTACGTAGGTGTTTAGCATTGCTGCCACCTCTTTCGTTGATATGTCAGCGAGCGGTTTGTCCGGCAATTTTCTTCGGATTGCCCTGATTTTGCTGGCGTAGTCGAGTAGAGTTTTCGGCCTGATACCCCTCTCGCTGAGGATTGTTTCATATCGGTCAAGCCACGCATGAAGAGTGATTGCGTCAGCGCCTTTAATTCTGTCTATCAGTGACTCACGCCTGTTCCCGGATAGCAACTCAATATTGGCCTGTATTGCTTCAGTGATTGCTATCCTCCTGTCTCGGCCTAATCCGAACTCTTTACCCGTCCTTGGGTCCCTGTAGCAGTAATATCCATTGTTTCTTATATAAAGGTTAGGGGGTAAATCCCGGCGCTCATGACTTCGCCTTCTTCCCATTTCTGATCCTCTTCAAAAGGCTACTTGTTACTGGTCGATTTAAGTCAACCTTTACCGCTGATTCGTGGAACAGATACTCTCTTCCATCCTTAACCGGAGGAGGGAATATCCTGCATTCGCGCACCCATCGACGAACTGTTTCAAGGCTTCTTGGGCGTCGCTGGCGTGCATTCCACTCCTGAAGTGTCAAGTACATCGCAAAGTCTCCGCAATTACACGCAAGAAAAGCCGCATTGATGCGGCAATGGTAGGTCTGGATATCTTGAGAAATGAACAGGCCTCATTGAGTGTGAGGCTGTGGTTAGTCCTTGCGTAGCTCGCTAATTCTTCTGTAAGTCTCTGGTGCTTTGTTTCCGTGTATCTTCATTTCAGACTTCAACAGAGCGACGAGGGAATCCCATTAGTTGAGGATGCCTTTGAATGCCGGAACGCGCTTTGCAACCTTGTCGAATGAATCTCTGATTTCTGGAATCTGCTCAACAAGTGCAACGCATCGCCGGAAGTCTGCTGCGTCATGTGGAGCGCCGAAGTGATGACCATAGATATTCTTTTTCAGTCCACATGCGATTGAGGCAAGAGTTGCGCTACTGATGCCAACATCGCCAGTCGATTGCCATTTCAAAACCTTCATAGCCAAATCTGACATTTCTTGTCTCCATAAAACAAAACCCGCCGTAGCGAGTTCAGATAAAAGAAATCCCCGCGAGTGCGAGGATTGTTATTCATTGCCGATATTCACCTTTATCGCGAACACCTTTACCGGTTTATCTCCTTTGCATGGCGCGTAATTTTTTCAGATGGTTCTCCTGCTCTGTTTCAGCCAGAATTTGTCGGTATTCCTGGTGATCGATCCGTTCAAACAGTTCATTAAAATTGTTTATTTTTACCGACTGTGTTCGCCCATCCATTCTTCTGTACAACACAGTGTTGTTTATGCAGCGAAGAATTTTTATCGGGTAGCCGGCGCTATCGGTGTATATCTGACCACGTTGAATCAGAGCGAACATTCCTTTATCCCCAGCGGAAAAGCGAATACAGAATAAATGCCACCGCGATTGCAACTCCTACAGTGGTGAATGCTTCAGGCCAATTCATCATTCACTCCCTGCGGCGGTTCTGGTAGCAGCATCCAGTACAAGGCGTTCCCTAACCACGATAAAGTGCCGTCGCTCAACTCCACGTATTCCTCTTGTACCTGTCCTGCCATATACTCACCGTGCTTTGAATAAATTAAAATCCAATCATCTTGAGCGGGCATTCGCTCACTACAGCTTATCCAACCACCCGGACTTACCGGAGAGTTGCCAGTCTTACGCATGGCAATCTCCACGATTTCAACCATATCTCCTGGCAGAATTTTACAAAGCTGGCCAAAGCGCCTCTGCTGCCTGGCATACTCGAGGATGTGCTCCAGTTTGGTTCGATTAATCATGATTTATCTCCCTTAAGCATGGCTGCACGGCAGGCGTTCCAGCCTCTCACCTCTGCAATAGCTGCAACAGCATCAACTGTGTACATGCTAAGAGGGTTAGGCATTGGTTTTTCTTCCGGTACTACTGGCGATGGCTGTTTGGCTTCTAAATCAGCAATTCTGTCAACTACGGCATCGACAGCATCTGAAAAACTGAAACAGTTACTCCACTCAGGCCTATCCCCGGTTGTTGCGAAGTACATATCAGCTAAAGCAGACTCAGCATGGTCACGCTCGTTAATGAGTTGCTCTTCGCTTTTCTCCAGTTCAGCAATACGTTTACTCCCATCCGAGATAACACCTTCGTAATACTCACGCTGCTCGTTGAGTTTTGATTTTGCTTCCTCAAGCTCAACACGCAGCTTCCCTACCGTTAGCGCAATTTCCTCGTTCTCCTGGTCGCGGCGTTTGATGTATTGCTGGTTTCTTTCCCGTTCATCCAGCAGTGCCAGCACAATCGATGGTGTTACCAGCTCATGGAAAAGGTCCGCATCAAATCCCCAGTCGTCATGCATTGCCTGCTCTGCCGCTTCACGCAGTGCCTGAGAGTTAATTTCGCTCACTTCGAACCTCTCTGTTTACTGATAAGCTCCAGATCCTCTTGGCAACTTGCACAAGTCCGACAACCCTGAACGGCCAGACGTCTTAGTTCATCTATCGGATCGCCACACTCACAACAATGAGTGGCAGATATAGCCTGGTGGTTCAGGCGGTGCATTTTTATTGCTGTGTTGCGCTGTAATTCTTCAATTTCTGATGCTGAATCAATGATGTCTGCCATCTTCCATTAATCCCTGAATTGTTGGTTAATACGCTTGAGGGTGAATGCGAACAATAAAAAAGGAGCCTGTAGCTCCCTGATGATTTTGCTTTTCATGTTCATCGCTCCTTAAAGACGCCGTTTAACATGCCGATCGCCAGACTTAAATGAGTCGGTGTGAATCCCATTAGCGTTACCGTTTCGCGGTGCTTCTTCAGTACGCTACGGCAAATGTCATCGACGTTTTTATCCGGAAACTGCTGTCTGGCTTTTTTGATTTCAGAGTTAGCCAGACGGGCAATGCTGCGAAGGGCGTTTTCTTGCTGAGGTGTCATTGAACAAGTCCCATGTCGGCAAGCATAAGCACACAAAATATGAAGCCCGCTGCCAGAAAAATGCATTCCGTGGTTGTCATACCTGGTCTCTCTCATCTGCTTCTGCTTTCGCCACCATCATTTCCAGCTTTTGTGAAAGGGATGCGGCTAACGTATGAAATTCTTCGTCTGTTTCTACTGGTATTGGCACAAACCTGACTCCAATTTGAGCGAGGCTATGTGCCATCTCGATACTCGTTCTTAACTCAACAGGAGATGCTTTGTGCATACAGCCCCTCGTTTATTATTTATCTCCTCAGCCAGCCGCTGTGCTTTCAGTGGATTTCGGATAACAGAAAGGCCGGGAAATACCCAGCCTCGCTTTGTAACGGAGTAGACGAAAGTAATCGCGCCTACCCGGATATTATCGTGAGGATGCGTCATCGCCATTGCTCCCCAAATACAAAACCAATTTCAGCCAGTGCCTCGTCCATTTTTTCGATGAACTCCGGCACCATCTCGTCAAAACTCGCTATGTACTTTTCATCCCGCTCAACCACGACATAATGCAGGCCTTCACGCTTCATACGCGGGTCATAGTTGGCAAAGTACCAGGCATCTTTTCGCGTCACCCACATGCTGTACTGCACCTGGGCCATGTAAGCCGACTTTATGGCCTCGAAACCACCGAGCCGGAACTTCATGAAATCCCGGGAGGTAAACGGGCATTTCAGTTCAAGGCCGTTGCCATCACTGCATAAACCATCGGGAGAGCAGGCGGTGCGCATACTTTCGTCGCGATAGATGATCGGGGATTCAGTAACATTCACGCCGGAAGTGAA